TCTTTTTCATTGACGAGTAGTTTGGTTAGTTGTCTGAGCATATCAGTTGAGGTTTGTAGGTCGCATTCGCCGATGCTCATTTCGAGTTCTATGGTTTTTTCACGAATATTTTGTCGGTAGGCATCATTGGTATCGGTTCCATCGATGCTTAGGAAGCTTGTGTCGGTGTCTAATCCTTCTGGGATTTGGGCATCTTCTATAAAGGCACCATAATAGGATAGGTCTTCTCCGTTCACCTTTACATTGATTAACTGTTCCTGTAATTGTTCTATGTAGAAGCCTATTCTTATGTCTCCGAAGTTTAGGTTGGCTTCTTCTTCTAATAGTATGTTATTTGCGAAGATTTGCACCTCCCAATCCTCTAAACTGGTTAGGTCGGTGGTTTGGAAGCCCCACAGGTCGCCTAAGCCTCCGAACTTGAATTCGGTCTGTGAGTCTATGGTGTCTTGGTTATTAATGATTATGGTTCTTTCGCCTGTTTCACCGCTTGGGCTTACGAGTTTTGCGGATAAGACCATTTCATCGGCTTGTTCTATGGTTCCAGTTACTTCGATTCCACGGATACTGTGTGTTTCGTCGGTTCCATACTCTTCTTCTAATGGGAAGTCATAGAGTACGATTGTTTCTGTGGTGTCGAGGTTTGGTATACTTGTCTCGGCGATGTTTTCATCGAGTAGGTTAGTTATTGGTTCTGGGTAGTTGCCAGTTGGTTCTCTGCCCTTGTACACTGTTTTCTCAATAATAGCAGGATTGTTGTGGGTTATTGTACCCATATCATAACCAAGGGTTGTTGTTTCGGGGTAATCCCCTGTGAATATTAGGTATAATGGGTAGTTTTCGTTATAGGTGAATTCGCATTCTAGGTTGTTGTACTCGTTCACAATGGTTGGTGCATTAGACCAGTATTCGGCATTCTCGATTATCTGACTTGGTGTTAGGTTGTCATAATCGGTAGTATCGGTTATTGTTTCGGTTACTTCCCCTGTATCTGGATCGGTAGTTTCGGTTATGGTTATATTGTCCTCGATTGCATTGTTAAAGACGCCTAAACGATTATTCTTGTACCAATCCCTCTCATACGTATCACTTGTAGTGTGTTTAAGGTCTGATTGGAGGACATACGGGTATCCAGTGCCGAGTCTGTCCAGTTCTTCCTCGGTTGGTTCCAATACTGTAAAGTTAGGAATGGTTAAATCAGAAGGAATAAGATTAATTTTAACCTTACGAACCACGCCCTCAACGCTTCCCCCTCTTAGCATACGTAATGCAAGTTCAGTCGGATAGTTACTGGTTGAAGGGAACTTCATTACTGTGTCTAAATAAGATGTAGGGTCCATATGGGTCCATAGGAAGTAAGTTACGGTCCCATCATCAAGCACACAATCAGACACAATCGACACAGTATTCGCAATTCTCCAATTACCATCACTTAAACCTCTTACTCCAAATCTATAAATATTAACGTAAGTGTCACCATAACCAGGATTACCACATAAGTCCCAATAATAGTAACGTGTTTCATCTTCTCTTAACCATTCGGTTTCTTCTTGTGTTAATCGGATAGGGATTGTTATCACTTCATCTAGTCTGATAAAGTGAATACTGGTATCCACTTCGTCTTCCATTGGGATTACTTGTGTATCTGGTGCGGTTTCATCACTTGTTACTGGTCTTTCACGAATACTAACAGTTTTACTAGCATTAGCACCATTCAAAGACTCTGAAAGTGTAAATGTACCAGTGAAAACACTAGACCCACTCGGATAAGTCACACCTGGAAGGAACCTTACTGTAACATTACTAGTGCCACTACCACCCACCATTGGTTCCCATCGGTAAGTGGTATTATTAACCCGTGTTACCTTACCTGTTCCCTCATAAGACTCATAACTAAAACCAACTGGCGTAGTCAAAGTAAGTGTCGGATTATACCGTGTCAAATTCTTATTACTAACACGTAATGTAACATCAAAAGCTTCATTATTATAACCATCTACGGCGTCAACCTTAACAGTATAATCGGATAGTACATATTCGACACGGACACGAACATAACTCACACGCAAGTAACCGTTCCATTTGTTGGTATTTGTCGGATAGTTGATACGGCAACCAAAACCCGTACTATTCAACTGAGCCCTAGTAATCTTACCCTTAACATTAAAAGTCTTGGTATTGGTTTTCATACTTGTGGTAGGTGCTACGCCCTTGCCACTAAAACCAGACACACCCAACAATGATATAGTAGGCGCCGGTATATTCACCACACGCTTAGGATACTTGCTACTATAATCACTGCCAGTATTCTTACGATGACGATACTCAACCACAATCTTAACTGGTTCCGCACCCAACGGCAAATTAAAACCAAAACCAGTACAACTAATCGTACTAGGTCGGTTCTTAGTCTCAGATTTACCCTGAATAAGCACACTAGATACGGCATGACTATTCTCCGCCGCATTCCTAATATTATTCAAATAATCAAAACTAACATAATGACCACCAGTAGTCTGAGTCACAGTACCAGCATACTTAGTCACACTAGCCATACTTTACACTCCTCTCGCTCTATTATTCCTTGCAAGGATACGAGCCTTCGCCCTATTATCCAAACTTTGGAAATCATTATTATTCACCAACACACTCAACACACTCTTATCAGTCAAACTCTCAACTAGTGCATTCCTTAAAACATTCTCATCAATATTAGATGGAACATTTTTTAGATCCAAACTCAGATTAACATCATTACTGGTGTGGATTTCCATCTTCTCAATACTCCGGACTTGGGTACTGGTTAGGTCTTCGCCACCATAAGCACCACCCAATGGCAAGTCTTCACCACCGAAAGCACCACCAATCACAGGAACTTCACTAGCCTTGCTTTTTATTTTACCTACCCATTCCTTAACTGCATTATATGCATCTTTGAATGGCTTGGTGAATGCATTAACCACACCACTAAGGGCACTAGTGATGCTGCCTCCGATACCTGATAACTTGTCACTCACACCACTAACTACCTTGCCGGCTTCGGTCTTTGCATGGCTTACCCACTTGCTACCCGCATTCACTATACTGGTAACTCCTTTTAATAACTGGGTAGTCATCTTGCCGGGTAGTGTTGTTATGTAGGTGATTACTCCGGTTACGATGGCTTGTGCTTTCTGTTTGGCATTGTTAACCATCTTACTGAATGCGGAGAGTAGGAGGCTTGATATTCTTGTCAGTATGGTGCTCCAGAAACCAGTAATCGCTCCCCATATTAGTATAATGGCTTGTTGGAGGCTTATCTGACCACTAACGAGTGATTGGAATACGCTTATCACTTGCCAAATCAGACCAATCACCAACCTTATCGGTGCAGTTATGGTATTCCAAGCCCAACCAATACCATCAATCAAAGCCCTTACAATGTCGAAGTTTCCGCTCATGTTCACACCGAAGAAAGATAATACTGCATCGATTGCTGGTTGAACGGCACTAACCATCGCAGTCCAAGCCTCATTTATTGCCTGTATGAAAGCTTGAACATCCGGATTATTAATAAAAGCTTCCCATAAACGGTTAATGCCTGCGCTTATTGCATCGAGCATTCCGCCGACATCATCCCACCAGCCGAAAGCCTTACCGACTTCATACACGATTACGATTAATGCGGCGATTGCAGCAGCTATTGCAAGTATCGGCCATAATGCAGCTCCCTCGGCGATTGCTAATCCTCCAAAAGCGGTTGTTGCACCTTCAGCGGCCGCGGCCTCAGTAGTAATACCCAATGCGGATGCCACACGAGCAATCGCACCTTCACCTTCCAAAGCATTAGTAATAGTCTGTTGAATATTAAAACCTTTCATTGTATCAGTCAAAGCCTTCAAACCATTGATTTGTAAAGCAAAACTACCTGCACTGCCAATCAATCCAACAAAACTGCCCAATGGACTTAATACTCCGCTTAGGCTTAGGCTTACATCCTCCCAAGCCGCCCCGAGTTGGTCTGTCAATGTCTTATGTTCGGCTTCTTCATCGGCTAAGGCTTGTAATTGTCCTTCGTATTGGCCGGTTATTTCGCTTGCATGGTCGAGGCTTCCTGCTTGCATTCCGAGGGCTTGTTCTAGTTTCCTGGTGTCTCCATCGCACTCTTCCAATGCTGATGACAAACCAGATAATGCGGCTCTTCCACCACCATATTTCTGGGTAGCAGCCGCAATAATCATGCTTGACTGGTCGACATCGAAGCCTAATTCTTTAAACTGGCTGTCATATTTCCTGAGGAATGTGTAGTAGTTCTGCATTCCACCGACGGTATTGCTATTTGCATAAGCTAATGCATTAAATGATGAACTTACGTTGTTCATATCTACACCGAGTACGCCCAATTCCTGAGCAAGACTATTAGTGGTTTGTGCACCCAAACCGAAAGCATCATTAATCCTGTCAATATTAGTAGCGCTTGTGCCAAGGTTCTCGGCGCTTACTCCCATCTGGTCAAGGCTTTTGACGTACATCATGGCTTCATCATTAGGGAAAGTAGCATTACTGATATTATTAATAAGGCTTACCATTTGTGGCTCTGCTATCCCTGTCTGTGTGGCTAATTGTCCGACACTGATCGCCGCAGTATTCATGTCCTGAGCCATGCCCTCGGCCTGTGCACCAACTTGACCAACCTGCTCGCTTAATTGCAAGAGCATACTGCTATTGATAATGTCAAGGTCGCTGCCAAGGTCTTCAACCGCAGTATCAGCACTAGCCACACTAGACTCTAATTCTCCAGCACCAGCCGCAGCCTCATTGAATTGTATACTTCCGATTTGTGCTCCTGATGTGATTAGTCGTTCGACTTCTTCGGTGCTCATTCCCAGTTCGGTGGCTAACTCATCAATGCTACTACTATCTATATTGGATACGGCAGTTTGGAAGCCACTCACATTCTCTTCCATAGTCGTAAAGTCGGAACTGACTGTGTCGGCAGTACCGCTAAGACTATCAGCCATGCCGGTGACTGAGTCGGTGACTGATGAGAATACACTGCTGGCATTGTCTACGGCTTGTAGTATTATTTCTATTAATTCGCTCATATTGTTTCACTTCTTGAATTTTACCCCGTTGGCTTCCGCAAGGGCTTTGACTTTTGTGTCCAATCCTTGTAGGAAACTGTATTTTTTTGCACTCATTATGTTAAGGAAGGCATTTTGCAAGAGTGTTCCTTCATTTATATTACTCACTATCTTTAAACCATCACAATGTGACTGGTATAGTACTATGGCTTCATTCGTTTTTGCGAAATTGTTTCACCATAGTCAAGTCATTATCAGATAGGCGGCTGACATTGATGACTTCTGTGAATAAGAGTTCAGGCAAACCAACAACCATACCCCTTACTTCATCGGTGGTTACTTTTTCACCATCCACACTAAGGCTCAATGCTACTGCCTTGTACATAGCCTCAGATTGTGCCTCGGTGAACTCGCCAGTATTAATATCAACATCATTCATATTAGACTGGACGGCTTCCCTTTTACCGTTACGCATATTAACCTTAATCTGCAACGGCTTTTTCTCTATTACTTGGAGTTTGCTTAATTCACCACTAGTCAAAGGACGAAGCCTAAACTGGACCTCTTCACCATCCCAATCAATACATACCTCTTGGATATCATCCACTCCAAGGGTTAACTTTTGTATCATATCCTTATTACTCATAATAACTGACACTCCCATAATTTATTAAAAAAAATTAAATGATAATCATGATCCATAACTCTATAGGGTTTTAAAAAAAAAGCACCACACAATCCCTTAATTTTTTATGGTGGTGGTGCTAAAAATGGTTCTCTTAGTTGTTTGTTAAAATTCTTTATTCACTGATTAAAGCTTCCTGATTATTCACGAGTTTGATGTACATATCGGTTTCTACTTCGGTTGTGCCGTCAACTAATGTTACAGTATTGGAGCCAAGACTCTCCAAGGTAAGGGTGGTTTCGATACTATCCACACTTGACACATTGTATTCGGTTCTGACAGTACATCTTGGGAAGACAATCTTGCAGGAAAGGTTAGGGTCTTCGCAATGATTAATATTAACCTCTAATGGTATTTGCAAGAGTTTACAACTGCTTGGTTGTAAAGCATCGACCTCTCCGTACTCGGCGTCAAGGATGCTTCTGACTGTTTCACTTGTCAGGCTGGTTGTGATGCTGATACTGTTTTCTCTTTTACCTGCCTTCGCCCTCATCTGTGGGTAACGGCTACCTAAACCGATGGTACTATCCACGTTATGGTTATTATTACCCTCGAAACTGAATGCGGTGCTTACTCCATTAACTGGCAAGTTATTCAATTTCAAGCTTACATCATAGAACATGATGAACAAGTCCTCATTAGTCAGTGCATCAGGCTCGGTGAATGCCCCGTTAATGGTTGCTTTCTCGGTCTTGTAAATCCAATCAGCACCAACAGTCATACTCTCATCACTTACTTCAAGAGTTAACTTATCACAGAGTAACCCATAAACGTACTTTGTTAGCATATCATAAGCGGCCATTGCACGGAAACTGGTTAACTCCTTGCCTTCGCCACCATAGAACTCGTGGGTATGGTAATCTCCAGTACCTGCGGTGTATTTGTAATTGTCAAGGAAGCCAAGGAAATACCATGTCAACTGTTGAAGGTCGGCATCGGCACTGGTTGAGCCGGTTGGTTTCATTATCCCTGCTCTGGCACGCTTATTCATCCTACTTGAGCCGCTTTTGGTTACTGGTTCGTCATTGAGTTTGAACTCAACGCTTTCGGCGTGGTTCCAGAAGCTTGGGTCGAAACTTGAAGGAGCGACAGTAGTATCCCCATAGGTGGTTTCGACTTCTAATCCAAATCCTCTATTCATATTATCATTATTCTCCTAAATTTTGTTTGCAGCATAATCTCCAATCTATTATATGGTTCACATTCAGTACTACGGCTATGACTGGCAACCGTTCACTCTTGTTATTGACATCCACAGTACCTAATGGGTAGAAGGTTTCGAGTGTGATGTTCCTTATTAGTCTTTGTCCTGGCAGTTCCTGGTTCTGCACGGTTTGCCAATTCTTTTGCACGGCTAGTATTACCCTGGTTGCCAAGTTCATAGTGGATTCATTGGCATCTTCGAGTTCAGGCTCGTAAACTGCACAATTGAACTGGAACGGTGTGGTCAATTCCATTGTCCGACTTATATCGGCTTGTCTGCCTGGTCTTGTTTCGTGCTGGTACATCCAAATAAATGGTTCGTCGATGTGCTCTTCTTCCAAGTAAATCCGTTTGAAGGTATTGACATCTTCGAGTAAACCATTAGGTGTCATTTCGGCTTCTATGCAGCCGGCTAGGATAGTTTGTAATGTTTCCATTCCAACTACGATATTACTCATCCCATCACCTCACTTATTGCTCGTAAGAAATAACCATCCAAACGACCATTAACATCCGCGAGACTATCCTCAACGAAATGTCTTGCTTTGATACCTGGATGATGAACAACCTTAACCGGATAATCAGCACCTTCCCAGTACAAAGCCTTCTTACTAGTAGGGGTTATAGTGTAAGGCTGGGTTCCATCGTTTACCCATTGTGCATACTCCGCGGGGCTTTTAATAACCGCCTCATCACTACTCAATGAATCAAGGAACCAACCTTTTAATAATCCATGGTCTACTGGACTGTTTCGCATCAGTACCCGTATCAGTTCCTGACTGCTATATTCCAAGCCCTTCTGCTTAGCCTGAGATAACTTATCAGGACTTAACTTGCTGGTTAAGCCTGTTGTGTCTATGTCAATGGTGAAGCTCGCCATCTATTCATCCCTTCCTGTAATTGCGAGCACACCAATACTATCAGGCTCGGTTGAAGAATCCTTAACAAATGGTCGGAGGTCTTCCCTGAGGTCATCGGTGAAGATATTGCTCGGCACGTTCTGGATCGTCCAGTCATTAACCTTAACGATAGGTGAGTCTCTTTTTTGTATTGCGAGACTAACCATATTAGATGTTAATCTTAAACATACATTCCTTATTGCGTCTCGTACTGTATCGTCGGTATAGTTGCGGTTAGTGTACATATTAATCAAATCCTGTGCTTGTAATATCCAGTCACTAACAATCGTTTCTAGTTTTTCTGTGTCTTCCTTTTCAAGATTCAAATGCTTAGGTTTGAGTCCATGGAAGTTTATGACATCATCTACACTAATCCACATTATTATTCACCATATAATAAAAAAAATATACAGGAGGACTTATGGAAGTTCCCCTGTACGAATGTATTCGTATAAAAGTTTCCTATTGCGTTTTACCACTATTGGCAATTCATCAAAAGGCAGTAACTCCTTCTTTTTTGCCTTTGTGGTTTTCTTGTTTTTTGGTTTTTCATCAGCCATACCCCGAATCCTCCATTATTTTCCACTGCCTTCTTCTGCTTTCTCTTCTAAGGCTTCAACTCTTTCTTCTAACTCTTTAACTTTCTTCTTAAGTTTCATAGACATGAATATCACTCCTTATTAAAAAAGAAAAAAATAGAAAAATGGTTTTAGAGTAAGGCTGCTGCTTGTGCTGCGGTCATGTCCGCAACAACGATAGCATCAGTCCATTGGAGACTTGCATCGCATCTGATACGGTAGAAGTATTCGGTTTTTTCTTCTGCGACGACTCTATTAGGCTCCACGCTAAGGTCTTTCCAGACGCCGTACCAAAGGAATTCCGGCACGGTTAATACACAACCTGCTACTTTGCCGTAGGAAGTTCTTCCATCTGCAGCATCCAATACTGGAGCATATTTAACTGGAATGCCCTTGTATTTTAATTCATCAGCATTCAAGAGACTGGAGTCACCTAAGCCTGTTTCACGATCAATGAGGAAGTTCCTGTATGCTTCGTAAACTTCGAATGGAACATAGTAGACAAGGTCTTTCATGAGGTTTGCTTGTCTGTATGCTTCAGGTAATTTGTATAATGCTTGATTGAATAAATCAGTAATGCCTTTGGTGGTTACATCGTAATCGGTTCCTTGTACGATGTGGTTGGTTGCTCCTTTTAACCATCCATTAGTAACACCGAAGAGTCCGGTCTTGGTGGTGTCTCCGTATACTGCTAATGCTTCAAGGTCTACTCCAACTGCTTCACCCATCATGGTTAAGAGGGTTTGTTCGAATTGAGCTTGTTCAATGTTGTCTTCCTTGTCATCATCGAGGATACTGGTTTTTGCTTTTAATTTTTTAGCGTTAAGTTCTGCTTTACCAAAACCGATGGTTGCTTCGGTTAACTGGTCTTCAGTGTTGCCGTTAGAATCGTAACCGTTTTGTAATACACGGCCAACAATTTTAGTAGAAGATACTACCTGGCTGGTACTGTTCATTCTACGGAAGCTTGCATCTGCTAACATGGTTTGACTGATAGTAGCAGCACGCATAAATTGAGCAAACTGCTCATCATTCAATAATGCTTTTGCAGTATTCATATCAATTCTCATTGACTTGAATACTTCTTTTTCTTGTTCGTTTACGATTTGGGATAAAATATGTTCATTCACCATAAATAATCACACCCTTCTTTTTTAGTGTTTTCTTGTACCATCGGCGTTACGGCCCATGATTTCATAAATATTAACAGGCTTACTCTTCTCAGCAGACAAATTATCATGTACTGGTTCTGCTTTGGATTCGCCTTTTTCACTTACCGGTTCTTCGGTCTCTACTTCTTCTTTTTCTTCTTCGGTTTCATCTTCTTCTTCTTTAACTGGTTCTTCCAGGGATTTCTCTGCAGATGCTTCGGCTTCAGTTTCAGCTTCAGCATCCTCAGGTTCATCTTCATCCACTGGAGTTAAAGCTTCAGTTAAAGTTTTAGTGAACTCTTCCTGCAGGGTCTTGAGTGCATCATTGAAGTCTTTTTTTAATTGTTCAAGTGTAGCCTGCATATCTGCAACTTCACTCTTCAATGCAAGGACTTCTGCCTCTTCACTCATACCCATTGCAGAGAGCACTTTAGATTTTAGTGATTTAACATCTTCTTGGTTTTCCATTATTTCACCTTTGTTTACTTCACAGAATTGACTATCGTGTAAACATGGACTCTTTACGAGTGACACGGATAGTACTACTGGGTCAGGCACATCCCGTATTAGGCTGTTGCCTGAGCTACTA